GGCATATCATACAACCTTTCAAGATCATTATATAACAATATACGACTTAGCTTCCGATACCTGCTACGAGCTTTTCTGGCTTGTTGACTAAAAAATCTCTCTTTATAACTAGTTGCTGCGGTAATCGCACAGATATCTTAGTACCATCCGGCATCATCTGCTGGGTGACCCTCAGCTCGCGCATCGGCTGAAGAACTATGTATACAGGGTTAGCCCAGTATGATACTGAGTATGTCTGACCCATGTCACTAACATAATCGTAGTTGGGCGTGTGTCCTGCTATCCATTTTATCTGTCCATCCTCGATGGTGAAGTCTACATCCTGTACGAACTCTGTGATTTGACTGTCGGTCGCAGTTATCAGGTAGCCTACCTTTTCTATCGGGTATCTCAGTTGTTGGAGATTGTCAGGCCTAGGCTCATATTCCTTGAGCTCCCATAGTCTGACGGTGTAGTCAAGAACTTCAAGCTTATCGTACAGAGTGAAGTCTGCCTGATCGCCGTTAGAGTACTCGGACGGCATCGTCACCATCGCACTCCCAACTTCCCACGCTCCCTGGTACTCAAACTGCTTCTCAACCGAGTTCGACGTCAAGATGCCGACTATTTCTCTGGGCTCGTAGTATATGATGCCCGATCCATCGCACTGCTCGCACTGCGGATCATGGGAGTTGTCGTCTAGAAGCTTGATGTTTGGGCACGGCAAGCTCTTGTGATGTCTGAACCTTATCCCTCTCGCTACCAGCAACTGGTCGAAGTTCTGCTTGTACATCGACGGATCTGGAAGAACTTGCGGGAACGCTGAAGGTACCGATGTTGATCCCGGCGCGAAGGTATAGCTTGGTTTTGACATCTTCTCTGTCATATAATACTCCAAAGGTCTCTAACAATTATACTGGAGACGTCGCGTTGGCAACAGAGATAGAGATACTACAACACATATCTGAGACTGGGGACTGCAGATCCATCATGGATGATGATCCATGCAAGATATGTCCTCTGGCCAGGATAACACGAAGACCGGACGGCTCCGGCTGGCTGAGCTGTCTTGAGGCGATCGCGGGCTCAAGCTTGAAAGATATATCGATAAAGTATAAAAGAGCTGCAGAGTCTAAGCTCATAGAGATGGCTATAGAAGGTGCGATCGATGATAAGAAAGAAGTGGCTGATTGACTGTCTCGGATCTCAAGCGGGTATTGCAGTGTACTTTGCTTTCACACTTCACAGGTTCAAGATCGCAAACAGAGATTTCGCGTTCGACGTGATGAGAGAGGTATCAGATGAGAAACAAGATAAACGACAACGGGATGCTATTAATAAAGTCTTTTGAGGGATGCAGACTTAAATCTTATCCCGATCCTGCGTCGCCGTTGGCAACTGAGCTTAGGAGACCGATCAACGCTAGACGTCCCGGATGGGAAAACTTATCCGGCGATCCGTGGACCGTTGGGTGGGGATCCACCGGGATCGACACCTTCGCCGTCGGACCAGACGGTAAGTTTCTACCTATCGGACCCAACACCTCATGGACACAAGAGCAAGCAGATAAAAGGAAGGCTGATGATCTTCAGTCATTCTGTATCTCCGTGTCCAAGATGCTCAAGGTAGAAGTCAACGACAATCAGTTTGCTGCGCTGGTGAGCTTCGCATACAACGTCGGTGTCGGCAACCTCAGGACATCATCTCTGCTTAGACTGGTGAATCAGCGAGACTTCTCAGCCGCCGCGAACGAGTTCATGCGATGGACCAAAGCACAGAAGAAGGAGCTTCCTGGCTTGGTTAAGCGCCGCGAAGTGGAGCGAAGGCTGTTCTTGACCCCGGTCTGATTTTTTTGTTTTAAACCATTAACCTAATGATTTTAAATAGTTATTCGTGTCAAAACCCAGCCTACAACAGAAACGACAGTCTAACCTGGACGTGATAAGGCAGTCGCTGCCGTCTAGCGATCCTAGGGACTACACGATAGAGCGTCGCGACTACACGCGCGGCAACTCCGACGAGCGTTTCTATAAGACCAGGTGGTGGGCCACGCTGATGCGGATCTACGATTGTAGATGTGCCCTGTGCGGTGCCGATCAGGACGGGATCGAGTTAGACCACTTCTGGGTACCCAAAGCCTGCGGGGGAAACTTGATGCTGCGCAGACCCTCGCTTGAGGGGTTCATCAACAACGGGGTTCCGCTGTGCACCACCTGCAACCGCAAGAAGCAGGAGTTCGTCGTCCAGCTCGACGATGTCCAGCTTAAAAGGATCGCCGATGCCAACCGGTTCATGACGGCCGCGATAAACAACGCGCAGATCGTTGACGGATCGGCCGGATTGACCGGTTACGAACTCGGCGATGAGCGAAGAGCACTGGTTGTTCCCGGCATGTTGGGCGAGATGGCCAGGCTGTACAAGTCCAGGCCGGAACCCAAGATGCTTGAGCTGCTCAAGGAAGATATAGAGCGGTATCTGCTGGTGACACCTTGAGCAGCAGCGGCGATATCATAGGGCAGGCCCCAGACAACGGTATGACCAGGTTTATGACCACGTTCGCGTTCTTGACCACGGTGCGCAAGCTCAGGATGAGCGAGTCGGATGACGCATCGCAGCCCCTATTCTTGAAGGTGTGGGGGTTCGTGGTCAAGTAGGTTCGCGGTGGAGTACAGGGGACCCCAACCATTATCGGGAAGGCCAGCGGGTGGGTATGGGCCGGGGCCTTTTATAGCACGTGTGCAGGGGGTTGAGTTTGCGGTTTGTAGATCGTAAGTCGATGTGGGCTCGGGATTTTCCACTGTTGCGGATAATTTGCGCGGGGTGGGAGCCCTCCGAAACTAGGGTTCCCTATGATCGAGAGGCTAGCGGGTATCTTCTGGGCACCGATCCTACTGGACCCTACCTACGAGGTACGGTTGCCCAACCACCGAAACCACGAGGGAGTAAGCCATGATCACCGAGATTATCTTGGTTGTCTGCGATGTTCTCCTCTGTCGTGCCGGACGGTCCGAAGATAAGCGACAGGTGTGAAACTTAAACATAAGTGTGAAAGTTTGATCCGAAACGAGTGCCTAACAACAACAACAACAACAACAGGAGGTTTCAAATGAGCAAGCTAAGCCAACATTCCGCGGTCGTCCAGGTCACCAAAGCCCACTTCGGCGAGAAGTTCGTCCCCGGCTGCGACGTCAAGGACTACGCCACCAAGGCCGACAAGCAAGCGATAGCTAGCAAGATCGCCGAGATGATGATCGAGGGAACAGTCGAGCTGAGCGACCACGCCATGGCCAAGTACGGCGAGTCCGCCGAGGTCCTGACGAGCAAGTACGTGGTCGGCATGGTGACCAACTGGTTCAACAAGTCCAAGGACCTGAACGGTGGTGTGAAGTACGAGACCAAGAACCCCGGATCAAGAGCCGGCGGCGGCGACGCCCAGATCCGCGAGATGCGCATCCTCAGGAAGCAGCTCGAGGCGACGGGCAACACCGAAGGCGTCACGCGGGTCGACCAAGCGATCGCCGAGCGCATCGCCGAGCTTCGGGCCACATCGACCCCGACCGTCGAGATCAACACCGAGAACCTCCCGGAATACCTGCGCGACCTAGCGTGAGGTACCCGAACGGATGGACGGCTCACGGATGACTCCCGAACCTATAGTTGGTTGTAAGTTGTTGATGATCGAGTCGGATTAAATCCGAAACTATAAACTACCAACGGAGGTCAACATGAAAACCATAACCATCGCGATCGAGGTGTCTGATTCCGAGCATGCAGAGTTGTGTGAACTAGCTGATCGCAAGGACTTGGAACTTGAGTCATATCTAGCCGACATACTGACCGAACAGCTCGGTATCTGTGGATGATCTCTTCTCCCGCGAGCTCAAGGATGAGCTCACCTTCTCTTCCAAACCTAGAGATGGTCATCAACAAACCAGGAGGTTGATATGCAGTTCAAGTCAAAGCATGAAGCAACTATCTCTTTCACTGAAGAATCCTTTGCTAAGCTCCTTGATAAGGAATGGAATGAGCTGGAGTGTGTGATGGTCGATGGTCTCATGGATGAGCCTTCTGTAGCAGTGTCGCCCGC